AAAAAATGCAAATCCTGTCATTGTAATTGTCATTGTTCAGATGACTTGCATAACCATTGGTACGATAAAGACATTTGTGTTTGTGAGGGTTGTCAATGTTAGGAGAAGATTATGAGAGTATTAGAAAAATTAGTCTTAGCAATAGAACATCTTTGCAGAAAAATTTATTCAAAGGTTTGGTATTACAGAATTACGCTTACAGGTAATTTAAAAAAAAGAAAAATTAAAATTAAATATAAAAAATAATTTATGCAATTATCAAAACATTTTAAACTTGAAGAATTTACTAAATCAATGACCGCAACTAGAAAAGGTATAAATAATGAGCCAGGGTCAGGTGATATAAAAAATTTAGAGAATTTATGTTATGAAATTTTAGAACCTCTAAGAGCAAAATTTGGTAAACCAATTATTATTACTAGCGGTTATAGATCAGAGGAATTATGTGAGGCCATAGGTTCAAAAAAAACTTCACAGCATAGTAAAGGTCAAGCCGCAGATTTAGAAATTGCATCAATACCAAATATACAAATTGCTTATTGGCTCAAAAATAATGTGGACTTTGATCAGTTAATTTTAGAATTTTACAGTAAAGATGATCCAAGCGCAGGGTGGGTTCATGTTAGCTATAATGAAAAGGGATCAAATAGAAAACAAGTTTTAACTTATGATGGTAAAAAATTTGAAAACGATTTACCAGAAATGAAGTGGAAAGATGGCAAGGTACAAGGATGATACACCTTTTAGTAGGCTTATTAAAAAATCCGTTTGTAAAAATAATTGCAGATAAGACTATCGGTGCAATTTCTCACAAATTAGAAAAAGATAAAATTATAAAAGCTAAAGAAATAGAGGCTACATCAAAATTAGATATTGCAAAAGTTGGAGTACAATTAGAGCAAGTAAGACAACAAAACAATTCTTTTAAAGATGAGTGGCTGGTAGTTTTTTTTACAATTTTAATGGCTTGTCATTTTATTCCGTTTACTCAAGACGCTATGCAAAGAGGCTGGGAGATTTTAGAATTAGCAGATCCGATGTTTTGGTACATCATATTAACAATTGTCGGTGCGTCTTTTGGTGTAACTACAATGAATAAGATAGGTAAGAAAAAATAATGAACTATGTACTTTATTTAATTTTATGTTCAGGTGTTACTAACTCTTGCTTAGAACCATATAAATACCCTGATATATTTGCCGATAGCTATTCATGTATGATTGGAGGCAACAATCAATCCATTATTAAATTGGAAGATATAGGAAAAGATAAAGTAAATGAAAATAAATTTTACATAAAATTTTTATGCACAGAAGAACCTAGAGTAGAATTAAAAACATAATGGCCGAATATCAAGGAAGAAAAGTTACACTTAATAAACCATTTAGATTGCCAAGTGGTAGTTCTAAAAAGAGTGGTGTTTATGTTCGTAATAAATCAACTGGTAAAATAAATAAAGTTACTTTCGGTGATCCTAATATGAAGATTCGAAAGAACAATCCTAAAGCTAGAAAGAGTTACCTAGCAAGATCTGGCGGCATTAAAACTAAAGGTCAAAAGACCTTATCAGCAAACTATTGGTCAAGAAAAGCATGGATGTAAATGGCAAAAAAAATTTGGAAAAAACCAATTATAAGTATTGAAGTTGGCAATTGCCGATATTGTAAAAAAAAAATTATAAACAATGAATCATTTGTAAGTTTTTATAAAAGTGGTCATGCACATTATAACTGCATGAAAGAAGATGATGAACTTAGGCAAAAAACTTTAAATAAAATTACACAACATATAGACAAGGAAATAGGAAATTATGAAAACAGGGTATCACAAAACTAAATCTGGCAAAATTGCCAAAAAAGGCCTCTGGTATAATGTAAACAAAAGGAAAAAAAAGGGTATTAGTAGATCAAAAGCTAATACAACTATAAGTGCAAAGGCTTATAGAACATCATAAAAAGAATAGGAATGGTCTAACTCTTGGATGACCATTGAACTTGATCTAATCAAGAGGGATAGTGGTGGGTAATCAATTGACATAAAAATATAGTTCTACAATTCTTATCTATGTGTTATAGATACATTAACACAAAGTATGAATAAATTTTTAAACAAAGATATACTTAAGATAAATTTAAAAGATTATCCTTGTTTTCAAACACTCAGGATTAAAAATAAATTGATTACAAATCAATTGCTCTACCAGCTGAGCTACAAGGGCAGTAAGAAAAACCTTATATATAAAGCCAAAATGAATTTCAATAGATTCGTTTTGGCTCTTTTTTTATGTCCGAAATCTGAGTTTTATGAAAAAATAAAAGAAAATAGATATAAATTAGATAAATCTCAAGTGATATTTCCTAAGTATTTAAGTCAATTGATTAAAAATTGGCTTAAAATAAGTCAAATGATTTATTGATAATAGTGTTAAGATTTTGTATAACAACATTATAACTAAAGGAGAAAGAAAATGTCGATGGAATTAAATATAAGAAGTTGCTTTGTTAATGGCAAAAGAAGGTATAGATGGAAATATATTGGTGATGATCTATTGCCTAAATCTATTACTAAAAACACAAGAGAAGATTGTAAGAAAAAGGCTCAAGAAATATTAGAGGAAAAAGGTTTTGTAAAGTTTGACTCTAAAGAGGTACTTTTAAATGAGGCCAAAATCTCTTTTGATAGAAGGTTAAAGTATTTATATAGAGAAGGCCATATAGGATTAGGCCATACAAAAGATTACAATAGCTTTTATAAAAATCACATTTATCCATTTTTTAATAATATAGATATTAGAACCATTGGAAATACACAGGTTAATAAATTTGTTGGCTACTTAACTGACAAACTATTCCAAGAGTGTTCAAGTTGTAAGCATCAAAACTCAAGCAAATCTATTGAATGTGATGAATGTGGACACACATTAACGCCTAAAGTAGATGCCCTTGAACCAAAAACTGTTAAAAAAATATTTAATACTCTAAGTTTAATTATGCAAAATCAAGTTGATCCACCCAATAGAAAATTAAAAAGTAACATTTGTAAAGATGTTAATTGGATGGGTATGGTCAAAACTAAAAGAAAAAAACTACCTGCTATTGATTTTGAATATTGGACTCCTAAAAAAGTTTATGGACTTGTTGAGCAAATCGAAAGATATATAGTTCAATTAGTTTGTAAAATATTATTACAAACCGCATGTAGACCAAGTGAGGTAAGAGTTTTAACTCTTAAAGATTTAATTAATTTTGATCCACAATCTAATTTACCTCCAATGCTTAACATTGATAAAGCTATGAAAGCAGGCACTAAAAAAGTTGGAGATACTAAAACAATTAATGGTCATAGACAATTAGTGATCACTGCTAATTTGAGGGATGAAATTAATAAATATGTAAAAACATTACCAAAAGGCCAAGAATACTTATTTTTAGATAAAACTAATTCTTGTTTGCGTTTAGAGGCAATTTCAAGGGGGTTAGACAAGGTTCTTGCAAAAAATGATATTACCCTTCCAATTAATAGAAAAGGTTACTTCTTTCGTCATTTTACGGCAAGTTATTGGGGTTACAAATCTAAATATAAGAACGCCATTGATCTTGCTAAAGCATTAGGTGATAAATCTATTGATTTTGTATCAGACACCTACATCAAGCCATATCAAAATACTAATCAAGAAATAGAACACACCGACTTTCAAGAAAAACACTTTAACTAAACAAGGAGAGAGATATGATTATAGATAAAAATGTACCATTACCAAAACAAAAAATTAATAAAGATTATTTAGAAACTGCTGAAAAAATGGAAATTGGAAATAGTGTTTTTTTTAAAAGTGCAAATTATAAAATAAATTCTAAAGGACATTATTATTCAGATGTCGCTACATCACAAAGTCAAGCAGAAGCATTTAAAAAATATATGTTTAAACTTTATGGCAAAGGTTGTTGTAAAGGTAAAACTGAAATGCACAAAATAAACGATGGTAAATTAGATGGTTTTGGTTATAGAGTTTGGAGAATAAAATAATTATTTATACCAATATTTTTCGTAGTTCTCTTTAT